TAAGCATTATATTGTGTATTGTACGCTAAAACATCCAACAATACTGATAATGCAGAACCTTCATAGTTGTAATCTTGTAATACTGGTTGAGATTGTAGAAATTGCTTCAGATTGGTTTTAATATTATTAAAATCCAAATCCGTAATTTGAACATTAGAGTTAGCTGCAGCCATTTTATCTATTTCTCTCTAAAAAAAGTGTTACTGTTGTTGGTAATGTCGCATTTTGTATATAAAATGATAAAGTAACATTGTACCTGTTATTTCCTTCATCGGCACTTACATTGATATACTGCATCTGTGCTCTAGGTTCATAATTATTAATTATATTGTTGATTTCACTCTCAATACTTGAGTTTGTTAGTGGTGAGAAGTTTTCAAACAACAGAGCATCAAGGTTTGAACCTAAATCTGGATTGAATGGTCTCTCATAGTGCTTTGTCAACAAAAGATTACGAATAGACCTGATGACTGCCTGAGCGTCATAACTCAAGGCGACATCAGCCGTTACCGGTTTAGGTAAGAACGTGAAGTCTATGTCTGAGTATATCTTAGTTAAATTTGCCATTGTTTATTTATTAAGCCTAGGAGTAAATTCGCTTTTTTGGATTCTTGGATTGCGTCCGGACTTTTTCGGGGGCCGGACAAAATTTTCGAATTTTTGATTATTGTGGTTTACCTGTTGAATCTGCACCAGCTTTTACGCCACTATGAGTATGGTTGTCTAAACTGATACCGCCACCAACAACATCACCAGAAGCAGTAATCTTACCTTTCACATTAACGTCACCAGTCAAATTGAATGATGAAGCTTTTGCATTGACCACACCATTGACTAAAAGATTAGTATCACCATCTACCGTAATATTACATGTTCCTTTAATGTGAACATTATTGTCACTTAAATAGATTTCGTAGTTTTTACCTGAAACCTTAGTAACTTTACTACCGTCAGGTGCAATTTCAATAAAAGTATTAGCAATGTGTGCTATGTGTATTCTTTCAGCTCCAGGTGTGTCATCTAATTCGATGACATGACCTGCCAAAGTTTCAGTTACATTATTATATGGTGGTTTTGTTGCATATTGTGACTTAGGTTCGTCCCAAGAACCACCAGAAGCTGTTGGAACACCAGTATCAAGGTTTGAATTGTGAACGCCAATGATTGTATTGGATATGTTCTCATTACGATATAGACGGCTTGTTGTTGGTTCATTCAATGGATAATGGTCACCACCAGAGAATCCTTTTGATGTATTTTTGCCTTGTGTTGGAATACCTGGAAATACCGATAGCATCATCGGAGATTGACCAGAAACCCCATCAACAAAAAAACCAAACACAAAATCACCAGGAAGTGGTGCTGAAGATGTCCAGAATGAATTTGGTGACCAACCAGGTAATGCCCATGGTAAGTGGTCTGTTGGAATATCTTGTACATTATCTGTGTGATAGCCAAAAATTCTCACTTGGCATCTACCAAGATTTAATGGGTCATCTCTAGACTCAACCACTCCCATCCACCAACTAAACCCGTCTTTGCCTAAAAAGTTATTCATTATGAATTAATACTATCTTTCCACACAGAGTTACTATTATCAACAGTTTCAAATTGTGTTTTTGAACTGTCTTTTGCTATTTCTAAAATTGTTTGATAAGAACCACTTTGTGGTTGTATCACATGTCTAACAGCCGTCACTAAGTATTTACCAGAATAGAATCTATCTAATTCTCTCGATTTGGTCCCAGGTTTAATGGTCATTAGACTAAACTCAATAACTTTACCAGCAGAAATACCAGGATCACCTGGAATTGCTATCTTGGCCACATTATAATTGGCCAAATTCAATTGTGCGGTTCTTTGTGGTACATAAGTTTCCGCATAAATGTCTTTGGCAAACCCAGCTTCTTTTGACTTTATGTATGAATTCTGTGCCTCATTGGTATTACTAGCCAATAATTTAGTGACCGCATCCGCAGTTTGAGATAGTGTTTTGCCAAATCTATTTTCTAAGTTATTCGTAACACCATTATCATTTAATGATTTGGCTTGGTCTTTAAACTCATCATAATTAAAATCGGTTGTAATAAACGACCTAGTTGTTGGATCAAGTGTAATTAAACGATTTGCAAAAGAACCTGAACTGATATCATTTACCACATCAAAAGTTTTAGTGAATTCGTATTCCAGTACAGTAGTTACTTTGTCTTGTATTGGTTGTTCTTTATCATCCAAATTTTTTTGTTGATATTTGTAAGTTGCATAAACATCATCTTGGAACATTGACTGCAATGACCTAAAATTGAAACCTTCTCTTGTTTCAAAGAACAACATATCAGCACCTATTGTGCCTGTGGCTTTAGGTCTGGCATATGTTGATACCCAACTAATAGTTTCAAAAGGTTTAAACCTTGGAACAATAAAGTCATACAGTCCTGTTGTTTCTTCAACCGTGTTGATTTTTGTATCATCCACATTGAGTTGGCTTTGTAGAACATCGGAGACAATATCAGAAATCTTCATTCCTTTATAAGATTTACTGATTTTAATTTGTTCAGACAAAATCAATTCTTCAGAACAAAAGTATAGTGTATAATAGTGTGTGTTTTGATTGCCTGTGGCTTCTTTATTACCAACTTTATACACCCTAAACAATTGGTCGTCTTTGTTTGGTCCATTTTTCAACTTACCAAAATTAACTTCCATGTATTCATTACCGGTTAACTGTAAAGATTCAATAAAACCTTGTGAATCTTCAATCTTCACATAACCAGATACAGTAAAGGTATAAATGTCTTCATAATAAGACAATTCTCTAAAGAGTTTTCTCATCTCCATTCTGTTGCCGCTGGCAGTCAGAAAGTTTAGTGTTTTAAGATAGTAATCTTGTGGAAAATAAACACCAGGAGATTCAACAGGAGCATTTATACTGTTAATATCCATTATTATTTACTCATTATTTTTACAAATTCAGTTTCCAATTGGTCAACATAATTGTTATTCAAAATATTGATAGTTCTTTTAGCCTCATTCACACCCAATTCATAATCAAAAATTGATACCGCTTTTTTGTCAATAGTTACGGTAACTTGGCCAGTTGGTAATGTATATGTATTGGTTGAAGTTGTAATCAGGTTGTAAGTTTCCTCATCAACAGTTACAGTATTTGTTGTTGTACCATCATAATTTGTTTCAGTTACCACTTTTTCATAATGGTGTACAGTACCATAAACATCCTCATTACCATATTTGTCGGTCATATATGCATTAAAACTGTTAGAATCTAATGGCCAATTCCATTGTGGATCCAATAGTTGATTTGCAAACAATATTATCCAATAACGATAAGAATCTCCATAATACTTATAGGCTACAATTTCTGGTGTGTCGCCATCTTGTAAATCATATTGATAATACAATAAAGGATTAGTAAAAATGGATGGTAAAATGCTGGCTCGAGCCAACAAATTTGTTCTAACCGAAGAAATACCGTTTTGGTCGGTATAAACTAATTTTGGTAATGAATCAAAGTATTGCATTAATAACCTGCCTGTACTTTATCAGAATCAATAAGTATAATTTCTTTGAACTGTATTGTCATCGTTGTTTGAACCGGTGCACCATCTGAGTGTGCAGCAAAGCCGTTAGGTGTATAGTTAACATCGATGTCTGTGATAACACTTTCTTCAACTTTACTAATTTTAGTATTCTCAGCACCATTGAACAAAAATTTTAAGTTGAATGTTGATGGAGGTATGAACAACATACCACCCGCACCAGCAACTGTCCTAGGTCTGGAATATGTTTTAAAAGATTGGATGATTTTTCTTACAGTCTCAGCTTCTTGTTGAGAATATGGTGTAAATGTGAATGTAAGACTGTATGTTCTTAAATCAAGGCCATCAAATAACAATTGTTGATTTGGATTAATAGCTAAACCTTGTGATTTTATCAATAATTTGGTTGCATCAGATTCTAAAGCACCAGTAATTAATTTACCAGATTTACTATCCATACCTGGTAACTTTTCTAATGTATTTTTGGCAACATCTGTTAAGTTAACTTCACCATATTTGGCCGTGTAAGAGAAATTAAGATTGTCTGGCATATACAATGAAATGATAGCCTTTGTCTTTTTCTTGCTTGGTTCTAAATCCAAGTTGAATTTTGTATTACCGTCACCTACCTTGCCTGTACCTAAATATTTTGAAACACTGCTAGGCAAAGCGGCCGCTAGTGAATCTTTTGCACTGGTTACTGCATTACCAATTGCATTTCCAACACCAATTACAGCTGTTGTTAATGAGTATTCTTTTCCTTCTTGATAACCAATGGGTGTGATTTCGTTGACCAAAAATTGAACAACATGGCCTCTTGTTGCAGATTCCAAATCTCTTGGATACTTCAAGATGTCTATATTGTTCTTATTGGAATATAATGATGCCAAAGGACCTTTTAATAAGTTCCCAGGTATTGAAACTCCACCAATTGAATTAGGTATGGAAATAATTGCCATTATTGACTTTATAAAAATTGATATACAAGTTATTTATGTAGTATACCGACAAAGCCATTTTTTATGGTGATTTCTTCTACCTTTTGCTACAGCAACCATACTCGGTTGATCCAGATTGTTGATTCTACAAAACTTATTCAAATTGAAAATTTTGAATTCATTTCCTTCTGGATCGTTAATAATATACGGTTTTGACGGACCTATAAGTGTTTGTTTTTGTTTTGTTGTGAATCTGTAACCATAAGAACCTTCACCACCATCTGTTCTATTATATAATATTCCAGTATTTTGGTCTTTTCGACCATACCATCTAATCATTTTTCTCTCGATTGCAAATGCTCCAACTTCACTTAAATTTTTTTCTATTATCACAATTCTAGATTTATCTTTTGGAATATTAAAATGGTGTTTACCCCAAGCTCGGTTACCTGTTCCTTTACCAATATAATATGGTCTACCATCTTTTCTTAAATATGCGTAGACATAGAAAGTATATATACTTTGCATAGCTGACATTCCTTTTCAATGTTAGAGTAGGTGCAGACGGCAATCTGGCGACCTACACCTATTTATGAAAATTATGGCATATTCAGGACGATTTACACCTACCACTCCTCAGAAGTACATTGGGGATTATCGAAATATCACTTATCGCTCATCTTGGGAGTGTAGGGTGATGACTTG